CGCCCCGGGTCGCCCCGCCCCGGTTTGCACCATAACAAAAGTTATGAAGCATTGCTCTGCATCAACAGCGTCGGTCCCGTGATGCCCTAGGGTACCGGGCATGTCGCTGAAGACCCTGATATCCAGCCTGTTCGAAAAGTCGAACCAGGGCCGGCGGGTTCGTTCCGCGCGGGGCGTGGCACCGGCGCTCGCGGCTGTCGCCGAAGCGGCGATCGCGCAGGGCCGCTATCGCATCTATGACCCCCGGCCCGATGGACGCGCCGTCCTGCTGCTTGCCACCGAACCACGCCTTGTCGCCTCGATCAGGCGGGACGAGAACGCGCCCGACACCATCGTGGTGGAAAGCGTCCGCGAGGCCGATCCCGACGTCGATCGGCTGAACGAGGAAATGGCCGCGCTCTAGGCAGCCGCCCACCGTCCGGGGACAGGCGCGCAAGGCTGGGCGCGACGGACGGATATTTGCCGGTAGCACGGGCTTGATTCAAACCATGGTTTTGCGCGCCTAATTCCGGCGCATGGCCATCAGCATCACCGTCTGCAACCTCGCGCTCGGCGAGCTTCGCGCGCCCGCCATCGCCGATATCGACGAGGCGACCATCGAAGCCGCCGAGTGCAGGCGCTATTACCCGCACTGCCTCAAGCTGCTGCTCGAGCGCTTCGACTGGAGCTTCGCCGCGCGGATCGCCGCGCTGGCCGAACTGACCGTCAATCCTCGTGCGAGCGAATGGGCTCATGCCTATGCGCTGCCAGCCGACCTGGCCACGGCGGAGCGGCTTGTCCCGCCCGCGAACGGCTGGCCCGGCGCGTCACCGCGCTTGCCGGCTGCGCCGATCTTCGCGCAGCCCTTCATCGTCGAGGATGGCGTGCTGTTCAGCCAGGTGCCCGACGCCATCCTGGAATATAGCGTCCGCGACGTGACCGAGGCGGCGATGCCGGGCCTGTTCGTCGACGCGCTCGCTTATGCGCTCGCCGCGCGGCTTGCGGTGCCGCTGCGCGACAGCCGCGAGACCAAGGGCCAGTTGCTCCAGCAGGCCGAGATCGCCGCGCAGCGCGCGATCGCCGACGACATCAATCGCCAGCCCAATCGCGACATGCCCGCGCCCGACGAGGTCGCGGCCGCGCGCGGCGCCGGCTATACGATCGGAGCGGACTGATGGCGCTGCGGACGGGGCAACCGAATTTCTCGAAAGGCGAACTCGCCGAGGATTTGATCTCGCGCGTCGACGTCGCCGCCTATGCGACGGGTCTCAGGCGGGCACGTAACGTGATCATCCTCAAATATGGCGGCGTGACCAAGCGCCCCGGGACGCGGCTCGTATCCGAGGTCTTCGACGACAGCGAGCCCGTGCGGCTGGTGCCGTTCCAATTCTCGCTGAGCCAGACCTACGCGCTCGAAATGGGGCAAGGCTATCTGCGCGCGGCTGCCCTGGGCGGCATGGTGATCGAGGAAAAGCTGACGATCACCGCAATCACGTCGGGCGCGACGACCGCGATCGCGGCGGCGTTTCACGGCTACGCGGTGGGCGATCAGGTCTATTTTTCCGGGATCGAGGGGACGATCGAGCTGAACGGCCGGATCGCGCGCGTGATCGCGGTCGCCGACGATCATCATTTCACGGTGGACGTCGATTCGACCGGATTCGGCGCCTTCACCGCCGATCGTGACGGGACGACGCGAGCGGGGCCGCCGCCGCCTCTCCCACCCCCGCCGCCGGTACCACCACCCCCGCCCCCTCCACCGCCGCCCGACATCGGCGGCGGGGGTGGCGGCGGCGGCTTCTGCGTCGCCGACGATACCCCGATCCTGATGGTGGGCGGCTCCCAGATCGAGGCCCGGCTCCTGAAGGTCGGCATGCGGGTCCGCACCCGCCATGAGGACAGCCTGGCCTGGGGCGATTTCCCCGTCGAGGCGATCGAGATCGCCTGGCAGCCGGTGATGCGCGCGACGATCGGCGACGTCACGATCCGCGCGACCGCGGAGCATCTTTTCCGGATCGATGGCGCCTGGGTCCGCATGGACGCGATCGGCGAAGCCGACGGCTCCGCCTGGGTCGCGAAGATCGCGATCGCCGATGCCCACACCTATGTGTCGGCCGGCGTGCTCAGCCATAACAAGCTCGCTTATGACCCCGATGCCGATGGACCGCCGCTATGAGCGTCGCCCGCATCTACCGCGCCGGCGCGCCGTTCAATGGCGTCGAGCTCGAGGAAATGGACTTCGAACAGTCCGCCGACACGATGTATTTCGCGCACCTCAACCACGCCCCCACCAAGCTGGTACGGCACGGCCATACGGATTGGACCTTTTCGACGATCGGTTTCACGCCGACGCTCGCGGCCCCTGGCGGCGTGAGCGCGACGGCAACGGTCGGCAATTCGGTGGTCAGCGGCGATTCCTGTTTCCCGCAGGCCGCGACCTATGTCGTGACCTCGATCAACGACGTGTCGGGGCAGGAGAGCCGGCCGTCCTTGTCGTCGAGCGCCACCAACGACCTGACGCTCAAGAAGAACATCAACACCATCGCCTGGACGGCCGTGGCCGACGCGACGCGGTACCGTGTCTACAAGGCCGATAACACGCAGGAATTCGGCTATATCGGCAGCACGGCGGCGGCGAGCTTCGTCGACGACAATATCGGCCCCGATTATTCCGACGGCCCGCCCGTGGGCGAGGATCCCTTTGCCGGGACGGTCGACAACCCCACCGGCAATTATCCTTCGACCGTCACCTTTTTCGAGCAACGCCTGCTGTGGGGCCGCACCGGCAATCGCCCCAACGCCATCTACGGATCGCGGTCGGGCAGCTTCGAGAACATGGATATCTCGCGGCCGTTGAAAGCGTCGGATGCGTTCAGCTTCGCGCTGGTTGCCGGCCGGGTGAATGCGGTCAACCAGCTGGTCTCGATCAACGACCTGCTCGCCCTCACCTCGGATGCGATCTTCAAGATCGAAGCCGGACAGGCTGGCTATATCAGCGCCACCGATTTCGTCGTACGCCGCCAGAACGGCCGCGGCGCATCGCGGCTGTCGCCGCTCGTGATCGACAGCGTGTGCTTCTACCAGACCAGTGTCGGCAATGGCGTGCGCACGCTCGGCTACGAATTCCAGACCGACTCGATCAATTCGAACGACGTGACGATCTTCTCCCCGCATCTGTTCCGGGGCTTCGACATCAAGGCCTGGGCCTATGCGCAGGAACCGCGATCGGTGATCTGGGCGGTGCGCAACGACGGCAAATTGCTGTGCTTCACCTGGGAGCAGGAGCAGCAGGTCTGGGGCTGGACCCTGTGCGAGACCGACGGGCTGGTCGAAGCCGTCTGCGTCGTTTCCGAAGGGAGCGAGGATCGCCTCTATCTGACCGTGCGCCGCGGCGCAAAGCTGCTGATCGAACGCATGGCGGCCGCGCGCTGGGACGCGGTCGAGGATTGCTGCTTCCTCGACAGCGCCGTCACCTATCAGTTCGAGACCCCGAATATTGTGCTGCGCAATCTCCAGCACCTCGAGGGACGGACCGTATCGGCGCTTGCCGATGGCGGGGTTGTGGCCGGGCTGGTCGTGACCGACGGCATCGTCACGCTGCCAGAGCCGGCGACCAGGGTGACGGTCGGCCTGCCCTATAGCGCGACGATCGAGACCTTGCCGATGGCGTCTCAGGGTCAGGCCGGCTGGACGATCGCCAAGCCGCAAACCCAGGCGAAGGCAGTCATCAAGGTGATCGACAGCCGCGGCGTGAAGGCGGGCCCGACCGATGCCACGCTGGAACCGCTCCGTTCGCGCGTCAGCGAGGTCCCGGGTCAGCCGCCGTCGCTGATGACCGGCCTGTACCAAACCTATCTGCGCGCCGACCTGAACGGCGGCGCACGCATGGTAGTGCGATCGGACGATCCGCTGCCAATGACCGTGAGTGCGATCTATCTCGATCCGTCCGTCTCCGAATAAGCCGATCCTGGCGGGCCGGATCGCGCTGATCGGTGCGTTGCCTACCCATGTCGGGCCGATCGCATCGCGCCTGCGCGCAGCCGATGTGATGGAGTGTGCGGCGATGGGCCACACCGGCCGGCAGGCGCTCCGGATCGGGCTGCTGTCCTCCTCGATCTGCCTGACGGCGACGGTCGATGGGCGGCCGGAGGCAATGCTCGGGCTGGTGGTGACGAACGCATTGTGCGGCGAGGGTTCGCCCTGGATGCTCGGCACCGATGAGATTTACCGCCATCCCCGCGCGATGCTGGGTTGGGCGCCCGGCGTGCTCGCCGCGATGCTCGATGCAACACCGCGACTCGAGAATCTGGTGGGAGAGGGAAACCACCGCGCGATCCGCTATTTGCGGCGGATCGGCTTCACTATCGCCAAGGAGGTCATCATGATTGCCGGAACCCCGTTTGTCCGTTTTTCGCAGGAGCGCCGCTAATGTGCGATCCGGTTTCGCTGGCCGTCGCCTCGACGGTGGTGTCGACCGTCGGCGCCGTCACATCGGGCATCGGCCAGGCCCAGCAATATCGTTACGAGGCGCAGATCTCCGACCAGAATGCGAAGCTGGCCGGCGACCAGGCCCGGGACAGCATCGACAATACCAATCTCGAGGCGCAACGCCGCTACCGCGACCTCGCCCAGACCAGAGGCGCGCAGACGGCGGCGATGGCGGCAAATGGCGTGGACCTGAATTTCGGATCCCCCGTCGCGATCCAGAAGGATAGCGCCGCGATCGGCGCCGAGGATGTCGCCCAGATCTACAAGGGCGGGAACGAACGCACGCGCGGGTTCGACATCAGCGCCTTCAACTATCGGTCCGAGGCGGCGGCGAACCGCGCCAAGGCGGGTAGCGCGATGATGAAGGGCATCCTCGACGGATTCAGCAGCGCGCTGGGTGGCGCGTCGCAGGTGTCTGGCCTGAAAGGCGGCGACTTCAGCAATTTCACGACAACGTTCTGATGCCGACGGTTCCACCTCCCGCGTAACCATTTGGCACGCATGTGGAAAGATACAGCCGGATCGGCTTCTTCCTCCCCTGCCTAGATATAGGATGCTCGCCTGAATTATTGATCTGTGTTAATGGGTTGACCGGCGTCCGCGGTGAAGGGGGTGCGAGAGCTTGCAATCACGATCGGTGCGCCGGGCGAGTGGCGCGTCCACGGCACAGAAAATCGTTTTCGGCCTCATCGCGGCCGCGATCATATTCAGCGGCGTACCTTTTGCCGGATGGGTATTCGACGCGTCCTCGCTCAAGAGCTTTGGCGTCAGCGGATATCCGATGTGGCCGTTATCGGCGGCAGGCTATCTCTTCCTCGCCGCCGGATTCCTCGCTGCGATTGCGCGGCATCGCGCAGCACCCTGGCTGCTCGCCATTCCCCTGCTCATCGCCCTCTGCATCCTGGTGGAGAATGTGG